TATGATTCTACCTTGGTTTTTAGCCATAATCTCTCTCTAATATCATTTCTAAATAATGTATTGCTTTTTTAATATCATCAGCTTTACCTTTACTTTGATGACGACACACATACTTAATTACATTACCTTCTGCAAATAATAACTTATTGTCATTTATAAATTGTGAAGGTTGTATCTTAAAATCCTGGTAGTGACTTCCGCCTTTTTGCCACAAGTCTTTTTTCTCTTTCATGTTCCTCCTTAGTTTTCAATACAAAACCATCTCTAATTAAATCAAACAATTTATTTTCTACTTCTGATTTAGTAGGTCTAGTTTTAAATTCTAATGTTATGTTAATTTTATAACTCATATTACACCAGCATTTTGTAAACCTATTATAGTGCTGATTATTGTATATATCCAAATTATCTCCATTATTTTTTCTCCCTTAAGTAAATTAAATAATCTTCACCTATCGGATAATTATATCTATAATTACTAGATAGTATATGTAAAGTGTCTCTGGCTCTCGTGGCTCCTGTGTAATATACTCTCTTCTCATCACTCTTATCACCTGCATCTTTTTTATTTACGTATGATGCAGGCCAATTTGTTTTACTATACAAAACTACATTGTTAGCTTCACCACCTTTAACACTATGTATCGTATCAATAATTATCTGTGGCTCATCATCTAAACTCTTTTGTCCATAGCGCTGCAATAATCTTATAAAATATTCTGTTTGACTGGGAGTAAAGTTTCTTTGTAGTATTTGCCACCAAGGTTTCGTTGCAGCCTCATCATTTAAATTTAATCCACACCAATCACACAAAGCATCAAAGTCATACTTTTGTGTGTCAGGTAAATCAATCCAAAAACTTAATCTTCTATAACTATGATCTTTTATTTCTCTTATGTATCGCATCATCACTTCAGCATCTTGTTTACTGATCTCCTTACCTTTTGATATTGCAGTCCAAGCTTTGATAGCTCTCCATTGTTTGACATCAAAAGATTTATTACCTCGATTATCAGCAAAATATAAGCCAGCCTCTTTTGCACTTAGTCGTAATTCATTTACAGTAGTGTTTACTCTACCTAATATGTACCAAGTTCCGGGCAGCTCCCCTATTGGTATTTCTGCAAAGTTTAAATATCTTTTTACATAACCATCTTTTTCTAAATGTTCATAATCTTTTTCTATACTGTCTAATATACCTCTTCTTATTATCTGACTAAAATGATGTATCGCTTCACCAAATCTTCTTGTTTGTCTAAGTATTACTTTACGTCCTGGAAAATATGTTGTGAAATATTTAGGATCACTACCATTAAATTTATATATACCTTGGTCATCATCACCGGCAAGATACACTCGTCTAGCATTTTGTGCTAACTTATACAGCACACTCCATTGTAATGGTGTGAAGTCTTGAGCTTCATCTAATATTAATACCTCTAATTGTGGAAAGTCTACCTCATCAATAGTGCGTTCTATCATATCAGTGAAATCTATAAAGCTGTCTTTTTTGTAATGATTGTAAGTATCTATCTTTCTGAGATAAATATCTAGGCTATCCATTTTGTGCTGCTCTTTTTTATATACTTCTACAGGATCCATCATCATGTTCCGTGACTTGTCATACACACCTAGTGACCAATCTTTATATGTAAAATTGTCATCAGATAATCTTTTGTCAGATGTTTTAATTATGCTAGCTTGTAATGCGTAATCTAACATACAAGCTTTAGGATCAAAAACTTCTTCCTCAAAATATCTTCTACAAAATTTATGTAATGTTTTAAATCTTGCAAAGTCATCTGTGTCATATTGTGGAAAAGCTTTTAATGCTCTATCTACTGCTGTGTTAACTGCTTTGTTTGTAAAAGAAACAAATGCAATATCTATAGGTTTTACACCTCTAGCCAAATGACCTTTTAAAACTCTTTCTACTAGAGTGTGTGTTTTACCAGTACCAGGTGGACCAAATATTTTAATGGTCTTTTGATACAGAGCTCTGTGTCTTTGAAGCTCGGAACTTTTTGTGGTAGTCATCATCCATCTCACTTACATCATCTTTAGGTTTTTGTTTTACTGTTTTATGTTTTACGAACTCAGGCATCTCGACAGTCCATATATTCTTTTCTCCTTCGTGATAATCTATCTTTTTACAATTCAACATACGCAAAGCTATCATTGGATTAGCAAAACTTCTTGTACCACTTTTTTGTAAAAAGTTAGCCAACGTAATCTTTTTAAAATAACATATATTAGTGTTACTATCCAAGACAACGTAACCATCCTTAAGTTTTTCAAACCTATCTTGTTCTATATGACTTTCAAAAAACTTCTTTAGTATTTCATAACGTTCCTCTTCTACACTATCTGCATATCTATGATCTTGACTTTCTACTGATTTTTCTACAATAGCTTTCATTAACATTTCAAATTGACTTGGACCTTTTCTTGGTTTTGGTAATGTCAGCCAGTACACTCTATATCGTAATAATTTCACTCTCCAACTTTTCTCATCTTTCATATCATCAGGGGTAACTGTTATGTGTTGACCTTCGTAATCAAATTCAAACCATACACTTTTTGTGTCCTGGACATAGGTGATGTTTGTAAACTTATCTATGATACCAGGTGTCTCCTCACCTCTACCCAACTTCCTAGTCTTACATAATTCATAATTACATATTGGTTGATACTCATTATGCTTCGGTGGACACTGATAACCATATCCTTCTTTGTGAATACCTTTTGTCATCTGTGCTACTTCTGTGTGAGGTAAAGGATTGGTAAATATTTTTTTATTTCTTTCCTGCATTATCTTTTCAAGTTCTACATAATTTATACCAACTCTTTTTTTCATTTCTAATACGGCAACATTATATAAAAACTGATGTCTCATTTTACCTGCCCAACCATCTTGCACTAACTTTTGTACACAAGGTGGATAGTGTTTCCAATCTCTTTCAACATCATTATCTTGTAATTGAAAATTTAAAAATTCTTTTGGTGCTATAGCTTTTGACTTTACTATTTCTAAAAACTGACCTACCAATACTGGTGTGCCTTGATTATTGTATGCAAACTCCATTGTGCTGTTCATATTGAAGTAAGGCATATTTATAGTTTTATTACACGGAAATACTTCATTACTTAAAAAATACATCTCGTTAAATTCTTGTAACTTTTTTCTCATTACATCTGCTTTTACAAACCCTTTTAAAAATACAAAAAAGTGTAAGCCACCTGATTTTGATAGGACAGGTACAAATGGTAAATTAAATTTTTGTACTACTTGTATATATTTTTGTGCTGAATAATTTTCATAATCTGTAGGGTCTAAATCAATACAACCCCAAGAACATTCTCCGTCTACTTCTGGTTTTAATCCTATACCAT